AAATCTAATTCTCTTAACTGTGTTAATTTTGATAAACTATGTCCTAATGGGTGATTATAATGCTCTAAATCTAATTGTATTAATTGTGTTAATTTTGATAAACTATCTTCTAACGGGTGATTATAAGATCGTAAAATTAATTGTGTTAATTGTGTTAAGTTTGATAAGATACTTCCTAATGGGTGATCATACTGTGCTAAAGTTAATTTTTCTAACTGTGTTAAGTTTGATAAACTATCTCCTAATGGGTGTTCAAAAGATAGTAAATCTAAGTGTTTTAACTGTGTTAATTTTGATAAACTATGTCCTAATGGGTAATTATAATTCTCTAAATCTAAGTGTTTTAACTGTGTTAATTTTGATAAACTATCTCCTAATGGGTGAGTATAAGATCGTAAATCTAAGTGTGTTAATTGTGTTAAGTTTGATAAGATACTTCCTAATGGGTGATTATACTCTGGTAAATATAATTTTTCTAATTTTGTTAATTTTGATAAACTATTTCCTAATGGGTGATTATAAGATCGTAAATCTAAGTGTGTTAATTGTGTTAAGTTTGATAAGATACTTCCTAATGGGTGATTATAAGATTCTAAATTTAAGTATTTTAAGTATATAGTTTCTTTTTTAGTCAATGGTTTACCATTTAAAAATAAATGATCGCGTGTTTGTGGCCAGCTGTCTGTATATTTTTCTTCATAGACAATTTTTACAATAGTTTCTTTGTTATACGCTTCATTATAAATAACATTATATTTTGCTTCTTTAGATATAAGTGTTTTATATAGATATTGTATATTTTCATATTCAAATGGTTTTGCTTTATAATAAGAGTCTCGTGTTATAACAACATATGGTCTAAACTGTATCTCTAACGGGGATGATTTGTTAATTATAATTTCTGGGTTGTATATATCTCTTTCTTGTATCTTACTTATTAATTCTTTTCTATTAATACCAATCAGATATTTTAATTTATCTTTAAAGGATAAGAAAGACACAATTGATAATAAACTCTCATCATTAATAGATACTTTTTTATCACATTTTGAGAGACAGTCTTTTTTAGTTCCGTATTCTTTATCCCGTAATGATAAGCGATTTGGGTTATTAACAGGATTACATTGTGTGCTACAAGGAAATTTTATATTTGTATAAAAAGTAACTACTGGTTTTAATTTCTCTATTTGTTCAGGAGAAAATAAGTTTAAATTATTTTTTATATTAAGATATAACTTCTTCAGAACATCTGCAGGTAAAGAAGGTAATAATTCATTATAAATAACAGTTATTGAGTCGCTTAAAAGTATTTCATTTATAACTTTATAATAAAAAGGATAAATTGATTTAGTTAATTTATCTAAATATACGAATTTATTTTTTGAATTCATTTTATTAATTGTAATTAAAAAATCATTAAAATTAAGTTTTTTAACACTTTTACTAAAAAAATTGAACAAGCAGGGGCTTTTGATGTAAAACAAATACATAATAAGATAATATTTGAATTAAAAGAAAAACACGACAGTGTAATATCAGGAGATGAAGAAGCAGTTGATGCTGTAAAAGGTAGATATAATTTTCATACACATCCAAAACACTGTTACGTTATTAATAATGTAAAAAATGGATGGCCATTTTCTTCTGATTATGTGGCATTTATTGAATTAGCTGGTAACACTATTTTACATATTGTTGTTACTTTGGAAGGTATACTATTTCTTTTGCTCCACTGGGTAGGAAAAAATAAAAAAATTGATACAAAATATGTATTAGATCGTTATTCAATAGATAATAATAAAAAAATAACTTATAAAGAATATGCTGATAAAATTAATAAACTAAAATACAAAAATAAAAGCCCATTATTCATTGTTACATATATGCCATGGGATAACGCAACAAATGTTTTTCCTGTTTATTTTTCAAAAACAGAAACTGATAAATGTCTAACTACAGATGCACAATTTGATATGCATACTTTTTAATTAATAATAATTACATTAATTATTATTAATACGTTTACTTAATTAAGTGTGTTTACTTAATTAAGTGTGTTTACTTCTTAGATAATTAAGAATATCGTGTAATACTTCAACATCAAATCTATTATAGTGTATGATTTGTTTCATCGTTTCATCATTACTTACATTAGTTGTTTTATCGGGTCTTTCGTAAAAATTATGTGCTAATATCATTGCACTTACACCAGAGTTACATTGACTATTTAATTCTGTATTAATTAATTTATGTTTTTTCATTGCTTTTGCTATGTTTTTTAAACCAAAGTTGAAACAATCTTTGATAACTATTGGTTCAGTTGTAAAAATTTGGTACATATCTACCCAGTTATTTACTTTCCAATTATTTAAAATATTAGATTTTTTATCTTTACAGTTCAAATGTCTTTGTTCTGATTTTTTCCAAAATCTATCATCAGCACACCAATACCATATTTTTGGGTAGTTTTGTTTTTTAATAAAATCATTAAATTCATTCATAATTCTATATTCTTCTTCATATGTTGCTTCGTTACAAGTAAAATTTGTGTATGTCCATTCGTTATTTGAATTATTTTTTTTCCAATATACACCAATCATAAATATAATATCTGTTTGATTTTGAACTGGTAAATCTTCAAATGAAGAAAAAATATCAGGCAATGTTTCAAAATCAACAAATACTTCATTACCACAACCAGTTTTCCAATCAAATATATTATTAATAATTTTTGCAGGACGAATTAAATCAACATTTTGTCTATTAATATCAAGAATTTCATCTACAATTGTTCCCCTTTTACCTTTTATTCCAATATTCTTGCTATTACAACGAGCATCTTTCCAACTCTTAATTCCTTTACTTAATCCGATGTTTCGGTTTTTAACTCCACAATGCCATATACTGCTTATTTCTCCTATATTTTCAGCGATTTCATCTTTATGTTTTTGCCATTTTCCAGAATCACGGCACATATTAGGATAAAGTTCTTTACGAGTTGGAGGAGTTACAGACCATTTATGACCGTGTTTTTTGTTATCCCTTAACCATTTTAAAGCATTTGATGTTTTTTCTACGTATTCTTCGTCTATCGTGTTATAATCAATAACTCCAAGTTTATTTAGACATGTAAAATTTGTATGTTTAACATCTTTTTGTGTATATTTCCAACGTCTTCCTAAAATAAAAGCATATTGAGAAGTATATCCCTGAATTAACCCAACTGCATCTCTATAAATTAAACATTGAGCTTTATATGCTGGATAGTTATCGGAATTCAATAAATGTTTTCCGTCTGCTCTTAGAGGTAAAGTAGAAAATTTTACATCAATTACCACATAATGATAGTCTTTTTTTAATAAAGGTGATGAAATTTTTTGTTCTTCAATTGTTAAAGGACATTCATCTACAATTTTATATAAATAATCACTTCTAACTAATAAATCAATAATACCATGTGTATTATTCTTTTCATTTCTAACAGGAGCAGAATGTATAATAGGAGTGCCTGCCTTCATTAGGTCTATAGTTTTTTGAACACTTTCATCTGTTATTTTATCAGAAACGTACACTACTGGAGATTTATTTGTAAAAATGTATTTAATTAATTCTTTCTCAAATTCTAATCCTTTATTAATTATAAAACTATCAAACCCATTACTTGGTGTAAAAGTGTTACTACCAGTAAAAGTGTTACCAACCTTTTTATGTTCGTGTAACCAATCAACAAGAGTATCATTAAGCATAAAATTTCTTACACGTGTAGCAGAGATATATAGACGGTTATATGTAAATAACGGTTTAGATAATTTTGGTTTTTTTGATCTAGTACAAGAAGAAACTTGTTCTAAAATACTTGAAGATACATTTTGTGTTTTTCTTTTCATATTTAATGATAGTAATTTTCTTTTTAGATTATGGTAAAAATGGTTCTACATAATCTGCATTATATCTTGAATAATGAAAATCCCAAAATTCAGGACATCCAAATTTAAATCCAGATGGGTTAGGATTTGCTTTAAACCAAAAAAGACAATCTTCTAATTTATTACTTCGTGTTGCGTTATGAATATATAATGCTGTGTAATCATCTGTTAATTGATCCATAATATCACAAAATTGACCAAAATCTGGTATAACACCAGCATAGTTTTCCCATAATGAACGACGGTTTTTAAGATTTGGTTCACGTAAAATAAATGTACCATCAACATTAGTTCTAATAACTGGTTTAACATCCATACAATACTGAAGTGATAGAATATACCACATTTTCCAATGACGAGAATTTTTGTATATACCTTGTTGGAGAGGTTTGTTGAATACAGCTGGTGTATCAGTACAATCATCTAATAAGCATACAGCCCATGGATTTGGTACATGTTTTTTTGCTATTTTTTGACGTTTGATAAAATTTTTGAGTTGGTCTTCATCGTATTTATTAAAAACAAATGTGCTAGGAAACATATTTTTATAAAATCCGTTACTATCTTCAGTACCGCTAAAAACTATACCACATGGATATATATTTTTCTTTGCATATAACAAAGCAGCTATTAAAGTAGATTTACCTGTACCTGGTTTTCCTATAACAACCGTTTTACTTCCTCCTTGATCAGGGTTCGTATATGTTTGGTTATTTGGTTGAATCAAATCAAGATCAAGCTCTTTAATGTACATATTTGTTTCAATATTACTATTCATTTGTAAATAAATATATGTATGTTTAAATTAAATTATTTTTTTATAATTTAATTATAAAAATGCCCGGATACCAAAATAATGGATATAGAATTTTAGGTAAATACGATGATAATGAAATGTTTTCAGACCAACAAGAACAAGTTCCAGTTCCGTCTCCAAGTCCAACTCCTGTCCCAACTCCTTTCCCAACTCCTTTAGTGTACGACTATTCAACAGATATTGATGATTTAAATTCTTGTACATATAAAAGCAATGGGTATAGAAACCTATGTAGATACGATAACAACTCGAATACTTGTTCAGAACCAGCTTTACGTAGACAAACATACGAATGCTTAGATGGTCAATGCCAAAGTTCTGATAAAGAATACGATCCCATTAATAATGTTTATAATAGTATTTATGAATGTAAAGCATTTTGTCACCCGGCTATTCCTGACTCAGATTGTAGTTTTGAAAATGCTTATAAAAGTAATGGATATCGCACTCTTTGTAGTTATGATGGTGAAATAAATACTTGTAATAGTTGCCGTGAACCCAGCAACATACCATATTTCTTTGACCAAAACGTTCTTACACCATATTGTGAACCTACAGAATGTCAGTATGCAAAAAAATACAATTATTTAAAAAATGTAATTTCACAACTTAATACCCAACGTCCTTTACTTACCATTAGTGATGAATGCACCTCGAATTATGATCCTGAAGTAACTGAATTACCTGAAATTGATGAAATACCTGAAATCGACAATACATATTATCCAAACATGCTTTGTACGTCCAAAATTCCTCTTTCATACGATTTCAATCTTAAACCAGTATTATCATGCACTACAATTGAGAAATATTTATATTAAGATTCTTCATCTGATTCTTGTAAAACAGAATTTTCTTTTTCTATTAAATCTTTTGACTTGATGAAAATAGAAATTTTCCCTAAACTACCAACAGACGATTTAAAAAGCAAAGGAAGACCTTTTTTTGTATATATTTGAGTATTAACACTTAACCCCGCCATTTTTGTCACTCTAGATAGTTGTTCAGTATCAAAGAATTGATTATATTCTATTGTATTATCATTATCTTCTTCTTCATCGTCTGAATCACCCATTTCTCCAAAATCAACATGTCTTTTCATTACTCCCCCAGCATTACATATAAATTTAATATGAAAATTTTTAGCTACTACATTGACGCTATTTCCGATGTGGGCCATATCTTTGCACATCTTCTGATACTCCGAACTAGGAACAATTATAGGTTTTCCATACCCAGTAGGAATATCAATGTCTAGTGTTTGTATTGCTTGTATCTTAATAAAAGACGTTGTAATCCTGTTATTTTCTTTAGGAATAACTTTTATACCTAAATCAGTAGGCGATTCATCGTCAATAAATAATTGCATAGAATCTTTCTTCTTAATTGACTTAAGCATCTTATGAAAATGATTTAGATTAATCCCAATAAAAAGTTTATCCTTAGATTTAAATTTATACAAAGTAAAATTTTCACTCTCTAAAGAAACTTGAATCAAAATAGTACGATGATGATCCATCATACATAAATTAATACTGTTATTATCTATTTCAAAACAAGCTGTTTTTATGTTATTTTGAAGTAATTCTGCTAAAATTTTAATTGTGTACGCATTATTAGTTTTTGCTTTAAAAATTACTGTCATTTAAGAAACGATCTGAAAACTTTAAATTACATTAAAAAGTTTTTAACTCAGTATCAAAATGATTTTAAGTTAAGTAAGGAAAATACGAAACGAATTTCATGCGATGTATAAAGATTTGAAATTCGTTTCGTATAGGTTTAAAGAAATAAAAATACATATAAAATGACAAATAAACATTTTATATTATATAATATTCCATTCACTCAAAGAAGTGCTGATAATTTTGTAGATATTACAGCTATATTTATGTCAAAACAAAAAATATTTGCTAATTATTCTAGAATTAAAGCAGCAAAAGAAAATTTTAATAGATATGAAAACTCTGTTATAAAGTCAAATAAACATACTTGGTGTGATCCTAGATGTATTAAACCTGTTATTGAATGGTTACTAAAACCTACTATTATTGATTTTTCTACTATTCAACAAGAATTAGATAAACCATTTCCTAATGATGAAATAACAGAAATAATTAAAACAACTAAAATATGCAGTAAATGTCACGAAGAATTATCTTTAGATAATTTTGGTGCAAATAAACTCAAAAAAGACAATCTTGATGTTAGATGTAAACAGTGTTATAAAATTGATAGAGATAAAGATGACAAAAATAAACATAGAGCCTTAGATTATTATGAACAAAATAAAGAAAAATGTATCAAACAAAAATCTGATTGGAATAAAACCAATAAAGATCAAGCTAATGCTACAAATCGTCGTTGTTATGAAAAGAGAAAAGCCGAAAAAGAGGAAGAAATTCGTAAACAATCTGAAGAAGAAGCTAAAAATATCATTAGCAATATTACTCTTACAGATAAAAATGATCAACCATACGTTATTATTTCTAGAGAATCTGATGGTTATATTAATGTTACCAATCTTTGTAAAGCAGGTGGAAGATTATTTAGTACATGGCACAGAAAAAAAACAACTGAAGAATTTTTGAAGATATTAGAAGAAGATATTAAAAGTGAATCTCAAAAAAATATGTCCGTTCAAGTGCAACTTTGCACGGACGTCTTAACCAATACTAAAATATATCAAAATGATATACTTGAATTAATCAAAATAGAAACATCAGGAATTAACGAAAACAGAGGTACTTGGGTGCATCCAAAAGTTGCAATAAATATAGCTCAATGGATATCACCAAAATTTGATGTACAAGTTACAAAATGGGTTTATCAATTATTAATAGTAGGTACTGTTAAATTAACAGATAATAGTAGCGATAAAGATATTATGAATATACAAAAGAGTAAGATAAAGTATAATAGATTAAAGAAAGAAGGAAATAAAGACGAGGCTGATGAAGTAAAATATGAAATAGATAATAGATTACTAGAATTAGAAATTAAAAATAAGGAGTTAGAAAATAAATTAAGTTCAACATTGGATGCTTATAATAAACAAAGTAAAACATTAAAAAGACAAAAAAGAATACAATACAATCCTGAAAAAGTCATATATTTATTACAACACAAAGAGTTTAAGAATATGTATAAAGTCGGGATTGCTAATAATTTAACATCACGTATGTCTACATATAATACAGCAGCACCTACAGACTTTGATGTCATATATCACGAATATACAATTTATAATGATATAATAGAAATAATGATAAAGAAGAAATTTATAGAATTTTTATATGTAAATAATAAAGAGTGGTATGAAGTCAATGAAGGACCTGAAATATTAATCAATGGAATTAGAGAAGGAGTTGAATATTTCAAAAATTAACTAATTGTATTTTTAATAACGTTATTATAAAGTATAAAAACAGTCATTTAGAAAATTTAAGTTTTGAAATTCCTTTAGTATAGGTTTAAAAAATGAATTCTTTTTTGATAACAAAAAAAAAATACAAAATGACAACTAAACATTTTATATTACATAACATTCCATTCACTCAAAGAAGTGCTGATAATTTTGTAGATATTACAGCTATATTTATGGCAAAACAGAAACTATTTGCTAATTATTTTAGGATTAAATCAGCAAAAGAAAATTTTAATAGATATGAAAACTCTGTTATAAAGTCAAATAAACATACTTGGTGTGATCCTAGATGTATTAAACCTGTTATTGAATGGTTACTAAAACCTACTATTATTGATTTTTCTACTATTCAAGAAGAATTAGATAAACCATTTCCTACTGATCAAATACCTAGTAAATGTAAAGAAAAATTATCTAAAGATAATTTTGAATCAAATAAACTCAAAAAAGACAATCTTGATGTTAGATGCAATCAATGTTATAACATTGATAGAGATGATAAAACCCATTATGATATCATTAGAAAAGATGGTTATATTAACGTAACTAAATTATGTAAAAAAGGAGGGAAAAAATTCAGTCATTGGAAATCTTTAGACAAAACTAAAACTCTTCTTAACCTTCTTTCTTCTAAACTCAATATCAGTGAACAAGAATTGATTAAGTTTAATAAAAAAGGTGGAAATAATGAAAGAGCGATATGGGTGCATCCATTAATAGCAACAAATGTAGCTAATTGGATTTCAGTAGAATTTTCAGTTGCTCTTTCTTATTGGATAGAAGAATGGAGAAATACAAGTAAAATAAACAATGATAAATATCTAAAAGAATTAAATAATCTTAATCCGTATGAAAAGGATAGAAAAGAAAAAGAAATACAACTTAGGTTACAAACCGAATTAAATGGTGAGATAGAAGTAAAAACAAAATTTGGATTTATAGATTTATTAACCGATACAGAAATAATAGAGATAAAAAATGGAAAAAGTTGGAAGCATGGTTTAGGTCAACTATGTGTCTATTCAAAATTTTATCCTGACCACCAAAAAAGATTACACTTATTTAATATAGAAAAAGATATAGATATAGAAAAATTATGTGAAGAATTTAATATAAAAATAACATATGAATAACTAATAACGTTTTTATATAAATATTTAAATTTACAATTAAAGTTATAAAAAATTAACTTAACTCTATAATAAATGGAAAAAGTTGCATATTTAGAAATTGATGATTTTAACAAAAATGGAACTCTTAAACCTTATGTAAACCAAGGGTTTCCAGTTGTTGTAATGGTTCAAGCAGGATATTGTGGGTATTGTACAAAAGCAAAACCTGATTTTCAAGAATTTGCTAAAATGAATTTACCTGTAGTAGCTGCGTGTATTGTAACAGATGGGTCTGATTCTGAAAAACAAGCAGGTTCAATTGTAAAACAATTGGATCCGTCTTATCAAGGTGTTCCTCATTATATGGGATTTGATAAAAACGGTAAGTTTATAAAACCTCATAACGGTAATAGAAAAACATATGATCTAATAGAATTTGCTAAAACTATTTAACTAAGTATAAGTTCTATTTTATATAATAAAATAGAACATTTAAATTAACGACTTGTAAAACGTGTTCAAGATATAACTTTACTCTTGAATGAAAAGTATTTATTAATTTAGTTTTAATAATACAGTATAAAAAAGAGTACTATCAAATGTATATTCTAATATTTTTAATTCATTTGTATCTTTACCTTTTATCTTTTTAACATCAGTTGGATTTTTATATGAATATAATGTAAAAGATATTGGTTTTATATTTTTAGAATGAATACCAGGGTTATATCCTTTTTTGTACCACATCATAGCTACGTCACTTCCTTTTTCTATAGATGTTGTATTTTGAGCTAAATATACATTTTCATCTACTAAACTATTTTTAAAGAAATAAGGAGATGAAATACCTATTTGAACTTCATCGTATAAAATATATTTTATATTATTTTCTATAATCCATTTTTGAACTGATTCTTCTCCAAATAATATGACTTGTCCGTCATACTTGTTAAAATCTGTAATATCAACATAAAAATTTTTAATTACAGTTCGAGAATGATATTGTAATATATTATCTTCATCGCGTTGTATGTTAAGTCTTAGAACATACACTAGTCTTTTTATAGTTTCTTCTGTATGAACAATTATTTTTCCATTTTTGGTAAATGAATTATTTTCTGTAAATGTTTTTGATATTTTATTTTTGTATATAAAGTCAGGATCAAGTTGAAAATATTTTTGTGCAAATTCTGCTACATTTTTATCACTTATATCTTTTCCAGAACTTTTCAAATACTTTGAAAAAAACCACATAGTATATTCAACTAAATAACGTGCAAATTTTTTGTTTTTATTATATTTTTCTAGCAACGAATCTTTGTCTGTGTTAAAACTTAATTCATCTTCTTTTGTTACAATACCATCGATTACTTTATCATCATTTTCAATAGGTATAGATATGGTTATATTACCCCATACTCCAGTAATTTCTTTTACAACATCGTCGATAATTGTTTGTGATTGTATTTTAATTTTTAATAAAGTAGCTAGTTTGATAGCAGTATCTACATCAGTTTTATATATTTTTGTATTTCTTATTTCTTTTACTTTTAATGGTTGTATAGGAGTTGTAATTATAGAAATTTTATTTGAATCAAAAACTATGGTAAGCCTCCTTGTTTTACCATAGGAATCAATCCATTGTGATTTAATTTTTATATTCGTACTGATAGGTAAATTTATTTCAACAATTGGTTTATTCAGAGCATAAGATTTCTGAAGATTTAAATATACATCTCTGATATTTTCTGATTCTTTATAAGAAAAAAACTCTTGTACTTTACTTGATTTTATATTATACTTTATTATCAATTCACATTGGGGAAAAGGATATTTTATGGAATCATCTGACTCACTTCCCATATGTTCATACACATATACACATCTATTTTCATTACGATTTCTATAATACGCTTGTGTATGTCTAGGTAATATCATTTCACCATTTAAAAAATTTTTAGTAAATAGAAAAATATTACATTTAAATTTATCTTCTAACAAGCGTATAAATAACCTTGGATCTAAATAAGTATCGCTTTGTAATAAATCTATTATTTGATTACTTGTTAAATCGTATAGTTCTTGACGACATAAAGCTACATTTTCTTTAGTAGCAAAAAGATGTCGTTGATCTATTAAATACGCTTCTAGTTCATCTTCGTCTGTAATTGACAAAATGTTTGTTTGATAGTTAAATGCTTCCATTACAGCATTTAAAAAACTATTTACATTTCTTTTTGAGCCTATTCCAGTTCCTCTTCTAACATATTCAAAGTTTGGATTTGGATCGGTTATTGTAAATAAATTTTCAATATCACTTGGTATATTTCCGTATTGATCATGTTTTAATATTTTGTTTGTTTTGATAATGTTTTGTTTTTTCTCTCCAGCATCATCTAAAGTTTTTCCTTCGTAATAATGTAAATATTTGGGATTTTTCATTTGGTTTGGTTTAAAACAGCAAGGCACGTAAGGATATGTAGAAGCATTTTTAAGTTTATTAAGTTTAAGTCCTACGTGTTTGTGTACTTTATGTTTGCATGTATAATAATTTTGACGTACTCCATCAAGAGGAAATCTAACAGCATTAGGATCTGCAGGAGCATCTCGAGGAAACTTTATTACTTGTTTACCTTCATTCATTAATTCTATTGCTTCTTCTTCATCCACAATGGTGGGCATTCTAGTAGGTTTACAATTTCTTGTATAGTTTGAAACAAAAAGGTCAGGAGCTTTATCGTTTAATTTTACTACTTCTTCTATCTTTTCTTCTTCTTCGATGTCTCCAAAATCTGGAATGTATTCTCTATAAAAATCTCGAATTTCATTATATTTTTGATCATAAAGAATAAATAATTTACCTAATATTTCTTTAAAAATTTCTACAGATTTACTATTATTACAATTTGATATTCTTACACGTATATAAGGTTCTCCAATAGGAAAAAAATCAAGATCTTCATCTTTCATACTAATATCTCCTTTAACCATTCTTTTTTCTGTTATTGTAGCTGATATAGATCCAGTATTTTGGTGCTCAAAATGTATGTATAACCCAGCTTTCTTTTTAGTAGCTTTTTCGTGATCATCAATACTTATAACAAGTTTGAAAATGTCGTCGTTCATTACCAAATCAGAAAATACGTATTTATCAAGAGTTAAATTTGGATAATAAAATACACCTATAATTTTACTTTCTTCTGTTTTTTCAATACTAATATCTATATCCGGAAAAATTTCTAATGATCTTTGCGTAAAAACATCATTAGAAACATTACCTTTACTATTGTCTATACTTATTTCAGCTGAAAAATTATTAGTTACAGGATCAAGCTTAATTATCGTATCTGAATAATTAGAAGTATTAGAATTATTTATTATATAATCTTTTTGATAAACTTTTAAAATCATTGAATCAGATGTTGTTACAGCCCATTCCGTAGATGGAATATAATCAGTTTTAATTTTATAAAAATTATGAGTTGTAACAAAAGGAACTAAAGGTGTTAACACGACAGAATTAAATAATTCTAACATAGATATATTATTCATTTCTAATGTTAAAATAAATTGTATATATTCTATTCTAAACGGAGTGCTTACAGCCGATTCAAAATTAAATTCATCAAATAATTTTACTGCTCTCTCAATTTTTTTAGATTGTGACTTAATACTCTTTTCTATATATAACTTAGTTTGTAATATATTTTTCCAGTCTCTTTTGAATTGAGAATGAGCTAAATATATTTTTCTTTTTACTAATTCATTTATTATTGAATCTAATACAACTTCTCCTTTATTAGCTACGTCTTTTTGTAATGTTTCATTATAAGATAGCCATACACCTACTATTTTATCTTTTACATTAAATTTATCTCCGAAATCTTTTTTACTTGAATCAATAAGATTAAAAACAGACGAATTATTCTTTGCATCATCTCTAATCTCAGATAAAAAATCTTTTACTATAATATTTTTTTTACTAAGTTCATCGTACGTCAATCCATTAGGAAAATATAAATATTCAGGCAAAGTTTTTAAATTAAAAGCAATTCTATCTTTTATTGTAAGTAAATTGTCAAGATCATAAATTTTAAATTTTTTTCCGTTAATCTTAACCATTTATTTATAGTTACAAATAAAATTATAAGATTGTATTTGTAATATTAAATTGATATATTTTTTTTTTATTTAATATTATATCAAACAATGAACTACGCTGTAAAGATAAACATTCCTCTCCCTATTCCAAAGTTTGAGACAATCGGTAATCATTACGCTACCTTTTTAAGAGGTGGGAAAAAATGGTACAAAAAATGAGCCTTACCCTGTTGAATGGAAAGGATTGTCATCAGCATCCACTCATGCTGAAATGAATCTTATTGTAAGCACTTTGCGTCATATGAAGAAGAATGTAGGAAGACGAAAATATCATTCATCTGAATATAATTACGGCAAGTTTCCTAATACTCTTATTGTTATTTCAATATATAAGAATCAATTACGAAATTCTCGTCCATGTAACGAGTGTATTAAAGTTATGAGGATGTATAATATTAAGCGTGTTGTGTATTCAACTGGTAATTTAGAAGAACCTTTCCGTATGGAAATTGTTTCATCTATGGTTTTTATGTGTCAATCACGTGGAAACAGATGTACGAATCATTAAAGAATTTAAACACATCCATTTTCTTTCATTTTGCGTATTTTTTCTCTAACCATTTCTTTATCAAGAAACCTTGCTCCACATGTATAATTAGCACATTCTACTTCTAAATTCTTATTGTATCTTTTTACTCCATCCATGTAAAAAGATTGATCATCAAATAATACAACACATTTATCAGGAATATCTGGATAAAATAAATCTCTACCATACACCATATCAAATCCTTTAACATATCCAGGATCTGATAATACTTTGTTAGAAGGCCAGTTATGTGGTTTATTTTCACTTCCAGCTAGTATAGAAGTGCTATTATACATTCTCTTATTTTTTTGAAAATGTTTACATAATATATTTGACATCCAGTTTTTTGAATTATATTCAAGACCTCCTGCAACATTTCCATTGCATATATGAACTAATCTTCTATTACTAGCTGTTATAATTCCTACATCAAAATTATTTTTTAAACATTCTTCAATTATTGAATCAACATCACCTTTAGCAGTAGTTAAAGTATCATCAATATCAAAATAACATATTCCTTTTACATTCGTAGAATCTTTTACATTCGTAGAATCTTTTACATTCGTAGAATCTTTTACATTCGTAGAATCTTTTACATT